GTACCCGCCTGTCTGATTGTACGATGTCACAGCCGGGGCTGTTATGCTGCCTTCCCATTTCCCTGTGCTGCTGTTCAGTGTTAGGTTTGACCATACCCCATTGATTTTTACCCTTACTTTTGTAATTGCCATGCTGCTATATACCTCCTATCTGCTGCCCTGCGTACAGCTCACCTGCATAATTCTTGTTATTCGTGTATGTAACGGTCTTATCCGTCACATCCATAACTATTTTTATAATGCCCTTTGCAGTTGTTGACGCCGGAGTTATCTGTACATGCTCTATCTCTATCTTGCTCAAATATCCCCAACCTCCTCTCCTGCGTATATTTCTCCTGTATAATAGCTGTCCACCGTTAATAGGTAATATCCTCTAAGCTGTGCAGTACTCAGGAACCCACCTGTAAGATCCGTGGTAAGCTTTTCAATGCCTGCTACATAATTACCATATGCCTTGTCTGCGTTCTCGACCAGCGCCCACTGTGATGCTCTCTCCCCCTGGCTTACATACTTCGCTTTTATTCCAAGAGTCAGATTGTAGTAATCTAATATCTCTGCGGATCTCTTTGCTGCCTGCTGTGCATTCAGGAGTGTACAGGTAAAGGACTTGGCTGCCCTGCTTTTGCCAGCTTCCACCTTATCAACAGATGCTGTAACTGTAATGTCTTCCTTACTGTACTGCCTGCCCGTCAGTATTACCTCTGCTACCACAGTGCCAGTTACCGTAAAGGTTATATAATTGTTTTTAACATCAATTACCTGCCCTGTGTTTATTGTTACACTATCTGGATTCACCGGTGATGATAACTCTATCGTATATGTCCCCGGCTCATATGTGCCCTTTGTGATCTGCTTATCTTCTGTTCCAAGTGTGTACTCAGGATATTTGATCGATACATCCGATATATAGTCATTGCTGGTAGTTACGGTACTGAATTTCCTACTCCTTGCGATTGTGCTTGTAATGACTCTGTTCGTCCGGTATATGTCCAGGCTCTGGCTTCTGGAATCATCAACGACTGCCCCACAAGCAAACAGGACTTCTCTCAGTGCTTTCCTACACGTCTGGATCTTTAGCCAGCCATAAAGCTTGCACTTTCTTACTTCATCAGTAACTGTATATTCTTCAATCCCTGCTGCCTGCATGATACTATCGATCACATCACCTGCCAGTTCTCCGTTATATACTTTTCCCTCACGGAAATTGTATTCATCCAGTCTGCCCTTGTAATCTGTACATGTCATTGTGGTCACATTCTTATCTGTCTTAAAGCTCTGCAGGAAGAATTTACCCAGCAGTATATCTGTTCCATCCACCTTCTCATACGCAAGTGCCTGCTGTCCTGCCTGCAGCACCTGATGCCTGCCTTTTATATTGCCAAGGTTAAAATCATCGTTCTCGTCTATTAATTTGAATGTGAACTTATTTATCGCTATCTTATCCGGTATTAACTGACATTCTTCTACAAGAGAACCATCCTTTACCGGAAGACCACCCTCTCCAAATACATATTCCGTACCATATTCGATGTATCTGAGCTTTACATATCTGTATGGCTTGGTTCTCTCAAAGATTACCTCTATTTTCATGTAATCCTTGACCTGATGCTCTGCAAAATACGTCAGGGCATCAGGTTCAAGGACCACATTATCAGTCAGATATCCGTCCTTGTCGTACCACTTAATACGCATTCGCAATGGATAATCATCCAGAAAATAGAACTTCAAGCCAATTGATGAGTGCTGTTCCTGGAATAATATTATGATCATAGGATCATCGGCAAACTGCCCGTTTTCGTCTGCGCATGTGTCAGAGAAAAATACAATATCCTCCGGTGCATCCGGCATTTCTTCCATACTGCCATCCAAAAGGAAGAAATCCTGCTCCAACGTTGCATAATTTGCCGATTCAATATTCTCTTTCAACTGTGATATATCAGCAAATGATTGATTGTATGCAGTTGTCGGCGTGCTGTCTGCTATCGCTGTAGTATCTTTAAGATCATAAATACAGCGAAATCCTGTCTTTGGCATACTGTCTGCCTCCTTTATGGTGTCCTGAATGGCTTCTTCATGGTAAATTTACAAGTAAGTCCTTGGAACGTTACTGTATCACTATGTATCTTCATCATCTCATCAGATACCTTACTGATATATCCTCTGAAAGAAAAATCTCCCTTAGTGCTTGGCAGCACAAAATCATGAAACTCTGTAGGCTCCGTAAGCTTGTCAATCAGCCCTTCATATGTATCATCATCATCGATCACACCGAATGCCATATCATAATTGGCATATACTCCTAAGATTTCCCTCAACAAATCTCCGTCCTCTTCGTTACGTTGTGCATATTTGTCCACCACATCAAAGGATCGTTTTATTGATACAAGAGGCACATCATATGTAATTCCATCAATTATAATTCCCTGTGTATAATCAGCCATTATGACATACCTCCCAATACATCAATATCGTAACCCTGTCTATTCATTTCGTTTAGAAAATCCTGCAAAGACAGTCTTGCGAATGTTTCGCCATCATAGTTCAGATTTACGTTCAACACACCTCCTGATCTATCACCGACAACATTTCTGACTGCATCTTCGATAGTGGACAATGGTGCTTCGATGTTGGTCTGTCCGACTGGCTGGTCTCCGAGGATTGCAGCAAATGGGTTACCTCCACGGATTACTGCACCGTTGGCAAGCATAGGAATGTCCGGCATTTCCACCCTGCCAAACTGCACATGGCTTATCGTATGTGCTTCAAAATTCACTCCTGGTATCTTATTGGCGGTTGCTACTGCATCTTGCATGAATTGGTTAATCTTATCAATTACCGTATTAATCATGCTCTCACATGCCGCAATTATCTTATTCATTATATCTACTGTCTTACTTACGATACCAACAAACCCGTTATAAATACCCTTTTTCATGTTCTCGCCGAGAGTTTTCCATCTCTCTGCTGTGAACCATGGTGCTACATGTGTGTCCCACCAATTTTTTATCGCCGGTCCCCAGAATGCGACAAGTTCATCCCACTTGCCTGAGATACCATCCAATATACCTTGTGTTACTTCCAGCCACTTTTCAGCCGTGAACCACGGCGCTACATCTTCATCCCACCATGTCACAATCGCCGAATCAGCCCACCATGCTTTTATCTCATCCCATTTTTCTAACGCTCCCTGATATATTCCGTCAAATACTTCTACCCATCTTTCTGCCGTAAACCATGGTGCTACAGATGAATCATACCAACTTTGAATTTCTAACCATTTTGTAAATGCCTGTGTCTTTAGAAACTCAAGCTGTGCACTAATATTAGAAGATGTTTCTGTCATCTTACTGCTCAATGCATCTCCTGCATTCTGCAATAATTGGAACACGTCAATCATTTGCCTTACCGCACCAATCCCCGGATTGAATAATGTTAGGAATTCTGTTCCTAATCCTTCTTTCATACTATCCGGCAATTTTACATTTACATTGCCTTCTCCAAATATGTGATCAAGAATTCCCTGCGCAACACCTTCTGCAAAATCCACTGGAAAATCAATTAATGCATCTTCACAAGCCCTAAAAAACTGTGTTAAATCCCATACAAGACCTAACCAGTCTATACCACACAGGAAGTCAACAAGTTTCTGACCTATATCCTTGAATGTTTCATCTTCTCTAAGTTTATCAACGGCTGCTGTTGCTGCTTCTAATAGTCCCTTTGCAAAGGTGCTTAGAGTTTCCCCGGTAAGGCCAGCATCCCAGTTTTCAAAGAATCCTTTTATCCCTGCTGCCAAGGACTTCCCGAAATTCTTCCAGTCAAATTCTTTACCGAAGGAATTCAGGAAATGTAGTGCTGTATTTATTGAATTTGCAATAGTTTTTCCAAGGTTATAAAAAAGGTCTGGAGATATTAAACCATTCAGGAATCTAGCAAGACCTGTCCCAAATCTATCGGCTTTGTTGTAAATGCTATCCCAGTCAATGGCATCTAGCGATTGCGCTATTTTTTCTCCGATAATACGTCCCAGTTCAAACCAATCTTCTTTGTCAATGGCATCTTTTATTCTTTTTGCGAATTTTGTTTCTGGCGCTTGGGCATCCGTTTTTACTTCCTCAAACATGTCCTTGGGACTTGTCCCGCCTGAACCACTGCCAGAATCTTTTTTAGACAGAACCTCCAATGTGTCAAATGATGCCAGCGCCCCTGCTGCCTTTTTCGCCGCTTTTGATGTTCCATTCAAAGCGGCAGCGTAATCTTCCTGTACTGCCTTGGCTCTTGTCCATGTACTCTTACCCTGCAAAATAGCCATAAACTGAGCTACTTTATTGGCTGCCATGGTAATATAATTGATTAACTGCACCAGGTATGGGATTGCCATTTGGACGATCGGAGCAAAGGCAGTAGCAAGGCTGTTCTGTAATTGCGTGCTGGATGATTTCAGCTGCGACATCGCAGCATTATAGTCTGAAGAATATCTGACAAGATTATTGAATCCTGTCTTCATGCCCGATACCATGGCGTTGAATCCCTTGGTAATCCAGTTAAATATCAGCAGACTTAGCGCAATTCCCTTCAATCTGCTTCCTAATGTCGATAAAAGACCACCAGACTTCTTTGCATGGGTATTAATCTTGTTAAAGGCTTTCTTACCGGATTCACCCATCTTTTGAAAGCCCTTCTGCTCATAATCGACCTGCTCTTTTATCTGTTTGAGTCTTGCCGTAATGTTATCGTATTCCTGATATCCGGCTGTCAGTCCAGCCTTTTTCAGTTCTGATAATCTTTCCTGCAATCGGATTTGTTCTGCAAGCAGGTCTACGAGTTTCTGATTCGATACTTGCGCATTAACACGGATGCTCTGTAATTTCTGCTCTTCTGCTTCCTGTTCGCGCTTCTTGGCATTTACCTGCTCTTCTTTTGCAATCCGTGCCTCTGTCTCAGCCATTCCCTTATCTGTAAGGCTTCTGAGATTGGCTTCATATTCCTTGACAGCATCTGTGGCATTACGCCATGCAAGATACACCTGGTCATAGTCATCATCACCGAAATACTGTCCCTGTGCTTCCAGTTCTTTCAGAGAGTTAGCATATTCCTCTACGTCCACACGAAGCTGGTTCATATGCTGATCTGCATCCGCGATTCCAGCTTTTGTACGTTCCATCTCGGCAGCTATCTCTTCTACCTGCTGTGCGGTCTGTGCCTGCTGCTCTGCGTTACTCTGCCAGTCAAAAGCCACTTCTCTTGTAGTTTCAGTTTCTGGATTCTGCCCTGCAATTTCTTTCTGTTCTTTTGTCTTAGCGATTAGGGCATCAATGCGGGCTTCTTCTTCCTCTGTCCATGCAGATCTATAATCAGGGCTTTCTGTCTGTGCCTGGACAGCTTCTTTCTGCTTCTTAATATTCTTATCAAGCTCAGTATTTACCTTTTCAATGGCTTTCGCCTGTTTCTCATATTCCTCAGTTTTTGTGCCGGCTGCTGCTTTGTCCAGCTCTTCTACTTTATCTTTTGCATCATCTGCCTTGTCCTCGATATCCTTAAAGGTTTTTGCCACCTTATCCAATTCTGAAGAATCAACCTTAGTGCTAACACGTATACTTGTATCATACTCAGCCATATGAAAAGCCCCTTTCAAAAATAGAGCCAGCTACATGTTTTTAAACATGTAAACCGGCTCTAGGCTCTTCTGGCTGTTATCTTTTATTTCTTATTTCTTAATTGATTGAATACGGCAAGCGCCTCATCATCTTCCTTCTTTTCCTCTTCTGTAAGTTCTGCCTTTGCTCCAAGGCTGTATATCTTCTGTGCTTCCATGATAGCTTTACGCTCTTTTTGCTGCATTTTTGCGTCCAACTTCTTACAACGTATATCTACTACTCTGGTGAACGAACATTCTTCCAAATTAGTAAGCAACCCCATGAATACGAACCAATGCAGATTGGCTTTGTTCAGATTAATATTGTAATGCTCCTTAAATGCTGCATATATTCTCCATTGGTCTACGTCAAAATCAAATGCTTTTACTTTGCTCTGTTCTTTTTTATGGTTATCATGGTTGTATTCATTTAGATACCATACCATCCCTTCTATAGCTTCTTCTATCATTGAAGGCTGCTCATCACTATAAAACAACAGACTCAATGCATGATAGACTCTTTCATTCTCTTCGTACTCCTCGTCTTGTAGGCACTGCATGATCTGGATTCCTGTACGAAAAGATGCATCTATGGGATATCCATGCCATTCATATGGCAGTTTGTCCAGCATGACATTCCACATAGTTATCTCTTCCTTCTATTCTTCCTGTTGCCGCCATATTGCGGGGTAAATGCGCCGCCCTGTCTCTCCCTGCTATACTTCTGTGCAATCCTCTTATGCCTGTCATTCGTATATCTGTCAAAAATAGGAAGCAGCTGGTCAAAGAAGTCTGTTATTGCATAGGGCGATGGTGCCGTGGTGTCAAATACCTTTTCGCAACAATCCGCCCCAAACAAAGAATCAATCTCTGCTGCAATATCCTGCATTGTAGTAACCAGCAGCTGTATATGTTCCTTCTGGTTAAGTCCTGCGCCCTTTGCCTTTATCTCCTGTCCTTTATTGGAGAATTTATCGATCAGGTCATAGAACCCATCCAAGAACTGCACATCCTCAACCGGGATTGTTATCACATCCCCATTGTCATTTACTTCGATTTCAAGTGATTTTTTTACCCTTAAGCTTTCCATACTATTACCATCCTCTAAAAAGTGATGGGTGATTTAGAGGGACACCCACCACTATGCTAATTTTGATTAACACCTGTCTTATGTTGTCGGTGTAAATTTGTTAGTAGTTACATTGAATGTGCCCTGGATCGGATCACCTACACCGCCCAGTGTCATATTGTTCATCAACTCGCTACCAGCATCGCCGCCGATAGAATCAAACTGATATGAGCATTTACGTTTCACCGCCGGATATTCTCCTTCTTCTGTCGGCGTTTCCAGAATATTCACCCTAACATAATCTGTCATTGCAGATGAGCCTGTTGGAAGAGTTTTGATCTTCTCATTCATCCACGCCTGCAGCTCATCATCTTTGATGTACTCTTTTTCCACGCTGATAGAAGGTGTATAACTCTTAATGTTCGTTGTTCCGTTGCTCTGATTGATATACTGTTTTGTCTCAGATTCCGGGTTGAATTCTTCTGTTAAAGAACTGACACCATCACCTATCAGTACATACTTATCTGTTCCTGTTGTGCCAATGTTTAAGAAATGCATCAGCTTTTCTCTCATTTCAGACATTGTTATCTCTCCTTCACATATTTAATAGCGATAGTCATCTGATATAAAGAATCACTCTCGCTCGTTGCCCCCATGAAAAATGGGGTAGTTATCCTTATTTCTTTTACAGTTGCATCCTGTAACACAGGATAATTGCCAAGTCGGTTCTGTTCGTTTACCCACTCTGTCAATTTTTCCCCAAACACATTGTTGTCAATGCATTCTGCATTTTCCTGATTCGGCATACATGCGCAAAATGTGTAATGGTCCGTATATTCTTTTTTACCGGACAAATAGGACTTTACATTCTGAACCGGTTCTTTTGCCAGTGAATACCTGCCAGTACCTGCCCGTTGGATATCTGTGTCTATTTTCTTCGGTTTGAATTCTCTCAGCCACGTTATAATGCCCTCTGATACTGTCATTTACCAGCCTCCAGTCTTGCAGCTTTTTCTATGGCATCCCGACCACCATCCTGCAACATACGCTCTACCCAGTGGTCAGAACGTTTGATACCATTATGATATTTCAATTTTCTCACAGGATCGGACGGTACCTTTTTTACATCTTTTCTGGAACGCCAGCCATTTTCTGTCTTGAATCCTGCACAATGCAGATCAGGATCTTCATAGACAATTCCATTCCACATGTAACGTGCATATGGAGTGCTCCATACAACATCTGTCTGGTTCTCAATATGCCCACTTGCTTTTAAGCCACCTTCCTGAAATGGAACATAATTATCAGAAAGCCTTAATACCTCATCCGTAACTACCTGCTGCACTCTTCCACGTTCTTCTACACCAAGGGTATGCATGCAGTCCTGTAGATTAAAATCACATTTATAATGCAATCCCATTACTTAGCCACCACCTTGATATGTTTCAACCTGGGCATGTTACGATTATCAGACACAGATGTCACAGTAACTGCATATTGGTAATGTTCTCTCAATTCTGATATCCTGCAATCCTGCCCAATTTCTTCTGTTGCTTCACCGAGTATAATGATATCCTTACCGCTCTTGGCATTCAGGGTCCAGTAGTTTTCACGTTCTTCCTCCGGTAGCCTGTTATACTCAACAGTTTGTAAATATGGTTTATTTCCGTATCTGCGTCCAAAATCTATCGTTATACTTTCCACCTTATTCTCAGTCTGCACGCCATTGGATGTAGATACCTCATTTCTGTTGTGTCTCCACTGCACACCCTTTACTACAGATCTGCTCCAGTGCTCTGTACCGTTTTCGGATTCATAGTAGTTATATATTGTTGCGACATCGCAAAATAAAACACTCATAGGCATATCGCTCCTGCTAATCCTGTACCTGACAGCCCTGACCGTATTACAGATGTAAGCTGTTCTTCCTTTTCCTGTGATGTGACAACCTTGTAGGACTCTGAATATCCATCATTGCTGACAGATGCGATACCAGTACCCATACTGGACGATTCCTGTACGCTCATGATGTTAAGCAGCTGGCAAAACGTATCCTGAATCTGAATATGCACTTGCTGTTGGAAATCTGTCGCTGTTTCCTCACTATACGCATTTTCAAACTGCTTTGCCCTCATGTGGGTAATGGTATTCAACTTGATCTCTGCCAGTCTGGATAACCGATTGAATTCATTTTCATCCGTAACATTGTTATAAAAGGAGCAGTACTGCTCCCACGTTATGTAAGACATTACTACTCCCTCCTCTGTTCCTTACTCTGTTGCAGGATCATCGGCTGCAGAATCTGTCTTTCCTTTTTTGGAAGCCTTCTTCGCTTTCAGTTCCTCGTTTTCCTGCCTCAATGCTGCATTCTCAGCCCGAAGTTCTGCATTCTCAGAAAGCAGCTTCTTATCCTCTTCGCTCTTTGGCATTGCGCCCATTCCTACTGTTCTCATAAGCTCCTCCTATGCCTGATGGCTTAAATAGATACCAGCTACCTTATTCTTATAGACATCAACCAGTCCGTATTTACGGTACTTTACGATATCTGCGTCAGCATCCGGGTTAGCAGATGCTGGAATCACATTAGATACAACATGCTTATCATGCTTAATAATGGCTGGCTTATGAATAATCATGAAATTAATCGGCTTCGCTTCTTCCTGCACTCTTTCATAGTAAGAGGACATGGAGCCTGAGGATGCGCTTGATCCTGCTACCGGTGTATAAACTCCACCGTTCTCTGTGTAATAGGTCTTTGTTGTTACTGGTGTAAGATCTTTTGTTTTTTCATACTTGGCTGTACCTTTACGGTAATGACCTGCTTCCTCACCAACAGACTTGCCATCCAACAGATCAATGGCAGTATAGAATCTTCCCTGTGGTACTGCTTTCTTAACAGTAAATGTTGCTAAAATCTCCTTGGATTTATAAGAATCCATCATCAGAAGCGCATTGAGAAGATTTGCTGTCGCATACAGGATTCTGCCCTCTTCCGGTACCTCATCATTGTCCATGGTGTTCTTTGCTTCCAGCAGTTCTGCAAGAAATGCATCTGCTGTGGTAATTTTCTTTTCCTCACCTTTGGAAATGCCTGCAATACCTGCCAGTGTAGCAAATGTAAAGGCATCTGCTTCCGGTGCTACCTTGGTACGCATCAGTTCTGCACCTGCCATACTAAAAGCAAGATTATATGTTTCCTGGTTGTCCATAGCGTCTACTGATAACTTAGCGCCACGGTCATAATTGTATTCCGTAGATGTCCACTTAAAATCTACAGTTCCCTGTGTGTAACCACTGTTACGGTCATAATCCCCAAGTCCTGTTACAGCAATCTGAGGATATACAATCTCTTTTGCATTTGCGCCGGCTTTTGCCATTGTAGGGTCACCAGTCAAGTCACTTGTCACTGATTCTCTTTGATATACCTCATCAAGAAGAGGTACATAATTTTTTGCTAATGCAATATTGTTAGGCATTTAATTTTTCCTCCCTTATTTTGTCTCTGTTACAGGTGGAAGTCCCATAGCTGCTCTCATGGCAGCTTCTTCAGCGCTTGTGCTGCTGCCACCTCTCACCTGTCCAATTAAATTTCCAGTTCCTGCCGGTTTAGGTTCCGGCTCCCCGAAGAGCATTTTGCTGTCCTCTGCTTCGGTCAAGGCTTTCAATGCTGCTGCAATGTCCTCTTTCTGGTTCTTTGACGCTTTCAATGTAGGCACGTCCAATAATGCAGTAATTGCCTTTGGATTCTTGCCTTTCACAGAAGCAATACTTTCTTTCACAAGATCGTCAAAATCACGATCTGCAATCTTAGCATCATAATCTTTCTCGATCTTGGCTTTCTCGATTTCCAGATCTTTGATTCTCTGATTCAGTCCAGACACATCTACATCCTTAAATCCATCTAACTTACCCTGCAAATCTTTCATTGCGGTATCATTGGCCTTGATTGTCTCATTGGCTGCGTCCAGCTTCTTGGTCTGATTATCATAATCAGTCATGGTCTTGTAGTTCTCCAGTACAGACTTTTCAAAATCCTTCTTCTTATCTTCCGGCACTTCAAGTCCATACTCTTTCATGATTTCAAAAATATTCTTCATATCGTCCTCCTAAAATATTTTCTGAATCGCACTTTCTGCGATATGGGAAATTGCGGGAGCAGGAATCGAACCTGCGACCTCCTGGGTATGAGCCAGGTGAGCTGCCGCTGCTCTACCCCGCCGTAACAATAAAAAAGCGCCGTATAGTTATTCTCAATTAAGAATTCACTATTCGGCGCTTAGGCTCTATTGTAATTATTGCTTCCTGTTTACACTTCTTGCAGTATCCCGGGAAATTAATGATTGTGGTATCCTTCCTGTACTTTATCATCTTTGGGAAACCACAGTTTGGACACGGATACCAGTATTCCACATTCAATTATGACACCCTCTTCTTTTGCAACCCATGAACTTGTTACAATTTAAGCGTACCATTTCTGATTTTAAAGTCAATTGTTTTTTTATTTTCTTTACATTAACACTATCTGCTCTGATATTTCATTCAAACACTTGCCATTGAATATTTTATCATTCATCACATCAGCTATAGAGGTATGGTCATGTGCCTCATCACCGTAAGAAAGAGAAATATCTGTCCTGCTAAAAGGGCAAACAGCTCCATGTTTACCATTGTATTCAAAATCAATATCGCCAGCCAGTGAATTTATCATTTCAGCTAATTTATTCGGCTTCATAAAATATCGCTGTTCTCCTTTCTTTCCTCTTCCATCAGTTCTCTTACTGAGCGTCCAGTCAGCTTTCCATCTTCCCAGGTATAATCATGTGCGTGCTCACCCTTCTCACCAAATGGATGTCGCTTTGCGTTACCGTGATTATGATTGGAAATCTGCTTAATTTGCTTTCCCTCATTATCATAATAATTACGGTTCACACCGCCATTTTTCAATACCTCTTGTGTTATGCTGTTTGGGTTTCCATGCAACAAGGTTTTTTCAACATTAATTATATCATTTTTCGATGCTTTTACAAGGCTATCATATTCTTTCCAAGCCTGTGTCTTCTTAATGTCGGAACTTCCTGCATCATAACGGATATTGTTATACTTCTCAGGTACTTTATATTTTTTACAAAAATCTTCATATTCTCGTATCATAGTCTTAATCTTGCGATTTACCTGTGCTGTGTCCATTTGCAGCTTGCTCATGGCTTCCCTTTCACGTTTTAATGCCCGGATTCCTCTTTCCATGACCCTCTGCTTCTGGGTCAGTGCATAGTAATCATACGTTTTTCCGTTTATTTCTACTTGGGGTGGTACTTCTTTTGGAGCAAAATCATTCAACTGACTGCTGCCCTCATGCCACACATAATATGTATGTCGGCAATTATATCCCAGAAAACCTAGCGGATCATTCTCATGCGCATCATCAATGCTATAACCTGTAGCCTCCCACATATCTTTTATCTCTGTCTGTCCGATTCTGTCAGCTTCTTTGGTATAGTCATGTCCCGGCTTTACATAATAGACCTGCCCCTGCCACGACTCATGATTAGCATGTCCATGTCCTGTATTTCTTGCACCGATATGCTCCGATACATATACAAGATTTTCCCCTGATTGAAGGAAATTATTGTCTTTGATCTTATGCACCAGCTGATGCGCCCCTGTCCGTACTGCCAGCTTTACGCCGGTATCAATCTGTTTACTCCTGCCACTCTTATAATCAATGGTACGCAGACCGCTTTGTGACATATTGTGAATTGCGTCATATATCACCTCTTCCTTGGAATATGCCCCGCTAGTAAATTTTATCAACGCCCTGTCCAACTCACGCCGGTATGCTTTCTCTATGCTCTCAAACCCATAGATACCCTTAAATCCTGTCGTCCGTGCAATATTTTCCAGTTCCCCATTCGTCTGCTTGCCAATAGCATCTACCAGCTTAGGTAGGAATGAGTCATCCTTCAGCGTTTTTCCTGTCTGTTTCCATGTCCTGAGATCATCCAGATATGACAGGTCGCCCACATCTGCAAATATCTCTTCTCCTGCCTTTTGCGCCTGTCTTGATATTTCCCTCAGGCTTTTCTTTACCTGCTTCTGATATTCCAGTGTATTCTTTGCCACTTGTTTCCTGAATTCCGGGTCTGCCCTTAATATCTTCATGGCTTCCTTACGGATCCGTGCAGGGCTATAGCCCAGTTCATACAATGCCTGGGCTTTTATCTCTGCTGTACGTGTATAGGCAAGCGCTTTTTGTATCCTGGCTGCTATGTCCACTATTACTTCATGTTCAAGATATTGAAATAGCGGTACAAGTGCGCTGCTGATATATTCCAGCTGTTCTTCTGTCAGCATACATTAATCCTCCGGTTCTTCCTGCTGCCTTTGCTTCTCTTCCTGTTCCTGCTTTCCATCTACAAGTTTCTGCGCTTCTTTTTTGGTAAGGCTATAGGCATCCATAAGATACCATACCATCAATTCTGGGATATCAAAGGACAAAGCGTCATTTCTATTTCTTTCCAGTTTTGCTTCTTTGTCCGTAATATAGCTATCATCAAAATCTACAAGTATATCCTGATCCAAATTGAATGACCTTCCCTGAAATGTATTTGCAAACCACATAATAGCTTTACAAATATCCTGTATGTATCGAATAGCTTCTTGTCTCTGCCTGTTCAATTCCTGCATCTGATCTTGACGTTCGCCAACATATTCAGTTGCTGTGGTAATCTGTCCGTTTTCAAAGCTGTACTTTTTTGTTCCATATCCAAAAGACATTGATAACAGTGATAATGCCAGTTCAAAAGATTTTGTTACCTGCTCAATCCTTATTTCCGGGTTGTACTCCTGTATCATTCCCTTTTCATCTGGCAGTTTTTCCCCAGTGAACACAAACAGTTTCTTCTGCTCATGTGTCAGCTTGGGCTTACCATTATTGTCAAATTCACACAGCAGTTCATTCACAAGGATAATCTTTTCAGCCTTATCAAGATCTGAATAAAGAACATTGTAGCATAGGTCAATGATTTTAAGTGCCGGGATAGCATCCCACAACTTAGGTAGTCCATACCCTTCCATGTCATCCAGATTGTTGACCTCTGCGTTACGCATAACTGCAAATGGTTTCACGTCACCTAACTGAACAATGCGCTCGCTATCCGGCAACTCTGTGCCTTTGTCATCGAATACATGTGTTTCTGCCACATACATTCCATTATTGTCCTGTGTAAAAAGAACAAGGGTAATCTGTTTCTTTCCTTTCACCAGTGAGCCTCCTGAAAAAGCTGCTTCTTTTACAATATCGTTCTCTACGGTAAGGGGCATAAAAGCATCTGCTTCCACATAATTCAGTTTGATTGCACCGCCCTGTACAGAGCCATTATCCATAAACGTAGCATTATCCAGACGGATATAGCACGCAACTGTACCATCAGCAGAAGTCTTTTCCAGCTGCTTACGGTACTGCGTATTAAACTCGCTTTCTGACAGCACATCTTTTACAAATTCTGCCTGTTCACCATTACCGGCATTGATTTCCAGTATCTCACATAGGTTTGCATCGTCAGAGCAGCATCTTTTCCCAAAATTCAGACGATTCAGTTCATATGAAATCCCGTTCACTGTCTTTCTTTTGTGGAAATCCTCAATAATGCGGTTGCTATACCAGTTATCACATGTCTGTATCACTGCCAGCGCATTATCATTAATTGTATAACCCTTTTTCTGTAAATAATCCTTTACGCATCCTTCCATGTCCTTCTCCTTATCTCTTCAGGTCTATATACTCTACAAAGTCCAGCCATGTATAACAAAAGCTGTCCCACCTATCATTAATGTTACCTATATTCTTATCTTCCGGCTGATCCGGATGTTCTTCATCCCACCTCAATGATGCAATAGCATGTCTGGTCTGTGTACACCGCCTATTTATTTTCAGCCGCCCACTATTAAAGAGCATATCTACTGTTTTAGGTCTCTCTGATATCTCATTCTTGCGGCATCCCTTAATGTTCTGATATGGTAATCCTGCTTCCTTGGCAGCACTCCGCAAGCTATTAATCATTGTAGGGCTTGCGCTATCCGGGAATACCCAGTCAACACGGCCATATTTCTTAATGCACATACTATAAAATTCCACGAACTTATCACATATCTTCTTACTGTCGATATCTTCTGACAGCGGTAATCCATCCTCTTCCAGTCCTTTGAAATCCCGGTATCTGTTCTGATACCCTGTAAGATTGTATGTTGTCATGGATCCCATACCGCCAAAGTCAACTCCCATTACGATTTTAAAGAATGGAATCTTTAATTTCCCATTTTCATCAAAGATATCTACATCATCGAATAAATATGGCGTATCATCCTCGGCAAAATATCTGAAGATAATACCCGATGCAAGCACCCACTTTCCTAATATAAACCGATCATAGAACACTCCTTTGTACATTCGCTCGTATCGTTCGATAATCTTTGTTGCAAGACTTGGATTGTCCCGCATAGTGAAATGTACCCGAATCAAATTCTTTTCTGTGATCTTATCTATCCATTCAAGTTTTATGTAATGGTCTGGTCCTTCCGGGTTACAGTTAAACCAATATTTTGAGCCTTCCACTGAGCATCGACCTGTTGCCTGGTTCACGAAAGACTCCGGCATCAGTGCCACTTCGTCAAAAAATACTCCAGCAAGCGTAATACCCTGAATCAAATCCTGTGATCCTTCATCCTTACCACCGAACAGATAAAAGGTGTTCTCCTTATCTCCCATACGGACAATCATATAATTTTCTGACCGGTGTTCTTCTACCCGATACCCACGGGACAGCAGCATAAGCTTAAGCTGTCCGATCACATTACGGCGCAGTGACTGAATTGTCTTACCACAAATAGCAAAGTTCTGCCCGTCAAAGGTTGCCATCGCCCACATAATAAATGAAAGTGACATTACCGTAGTCTTTCCCGATCGAATCGATCCGTCACATATAATACCGTCTTTATCCTCATATGGGCTCCCGGACATCCACCATTCCAGAACAACTCTCTGCTTATGGCTGAATCGTGTAAACTTAAATAATGCCTTACGTTTCAACTGCATCATCCTCCTTAAAGGTTGCAGCTACATCACAAAGCAGTGCTTCCATAAATCCATCTGACTCATACTCCGCTGTCTCTCCACCTTCTTTTTCAGCTCTTCTACGTTCATATTCTACCTGATATTTCTTACTATCCATATCCGCAGGCAGCGCATACAATTCCTTGATATTCTTCAATGCACTTGTAACCAGTGACAACCCCATTCTGTCTACCGGTCCATTTTCAATTTTTACATTTTCCGTTTCATCAATAATTTCTTTAGTAGGCTTTCCAATAGCTGTATTGTCTTTATATTCAACTGTCCGTACTTTTTTCTTACTTTTCACAATATATTGCTCCAACTCATTCAGTGCCTGCTCTGCCTTATCTGTTGCCAAATCCGCAATCTGTAGAAGTCTGGTTATTCGATCTGCATCTTTTTCAGACGATTTTTCCAATGCTTTTTGTTGGATGCTTTCCTTATATCTTTTTCTTTTCTCACTCCATTCATGTTGCATAGAGTATTTTTCGATTGTTCCAGTGGCAATATTGTGTTTTGCTGCCAATTCTTCCAGCGTACAAGGTTTTTTCCTTATATCCGTAACGTACTCATGTTCTATTTTTACCCATGAGATTGATTCCGAGCGTTCGCATGTTCTGTTCGCATCATATTCCGAACGCTCGCCATCCCAATTATGGGTACTCTTCCAGCGCCGTACAGTTCCGGGGGGTACATCCAGTTCAACTGCAATATCGACCAGTTTCATTCCATTATTGTACATTTCTCGTGCTTTATCACTTAAAGGGTTCTTCTTGGCCATATTGCTGTTTCACCTCCTGCTGCCATATTGAAAAAAAGAGCCAATACACAGTCTTTATCCAGACTACATATTGGCTCTTGGCTCTATTTCTTACTCTTATTATAAAATAATTAATTTTAAAGTCTATAGTTTCTTTTTGTAACTATATCTTACTTTCTCTTACTGGTTTCTTTGTCACGGCGTTCCTCACGCAGTTCTTCATATTTTCCAGATTGCTTTATTATGCCTCTTATAATCAGTTCTCCTATTGTTACCCCTCGTTTAAATCCTTTTTTGTTCTGAACTATGATCTGATTTTTGCATATCTGCACTATTACATATTTCTCTTTTACCAGCGTTTTCCTGCCGCTTCTCTTCTCTGCTGCCTCATCAGGACCATGTTTGCTCTCTAATTCTATTATTTGTCCTACTTCTAACCCATGCATTAACATTCCTCCCTCATCATACTGATTCTACGTAATTGTGAAAAATCTGTTCCACATACTGTGTAGATTTATATGTATAGTGCTTTCCGGTAACATTTCTGGGTGCATGTCCCAGATACTCACCAGCTGCATCCTCACTTCCACCTCTTTTTACAATTGCGGTTGCTGTTGTCTTCCTGAATAAATGTGGGTATATTCTTCTATCAAGACCTGCTCTTTTACCTATTGTCTTTATAAGTGTATATATTCCCCTGTCTCCTAACTGCATAGCAGTATTCCCTCGTAGATGGGTAAACAGATATTGATTGCTTGTCTCTGACACTCCACGCTCCCTTAAATATTCCCGGATATAGAATATTGCGACCTTATCCAAGTATACCGTCCTATACCTGCTTGCCTTATGTCCGAATATTTCTATTGCTCCAGTTGAAAAATTTACATCATTGATTTTTACCTGTGGAATTTCGCCCCTACGCATGGCAGTACACCGCATAAATTCAATGAGTGCGCGTGACCTGGCATCCCAGCAACCTTTTTTAAGAAGCTCCCACTCTGTAGGTTCCAGATGATCTATTGGCTTCTCTACCTGCGTATATGTATCAATCCCGTCACAGGGATTCTCTGATACAATCTTGACTTTACGCATCCATGTATAAAATGCTGATATGTTTCGCCTGCAGTTATTCAATGAAGTGTTGTTATTTCCCATTTGACTCTTTTTGTAAAGATAATATTCTATGTCTCCTTCTGAAATCTGGTTCAATGGTTTATTAAGTAATGCGATCAGCTCCCGAATCGTCAACAATGTCATTTTTAAGTCTATCTTTACAAGTCATATCTTCTGTCTCTCCTTGGATGTAATTAATTGGCACTTGTCCAAGAAATAGAATTATGTTAATATACTCTTGGACAATGAATGTTGTGGCAGAGGTACTTTGGTCGGTGCTCTGCCACTTTTTCTATATTCAGTTTTCTTGTTCCATACAGTATTATCTTTCTCCTGTACAATAATTTACACTGCCCTGTATTTCTGCAAATGCCTTTACCATTGGTCTTCTCAACGCTTCACTTATTGATATTCCATGATTCCTTGCAAATTCAGCAGCATACTTTCCTACTTCACTCAAATAAACATTATCATCAATATTATTTTGTTCTTCCATCAGTTCTTTATAAAACTTTTCAATCTTATCTTTAACTGTTTTGGAATCAGTTTCAAACACTAGATGATATTCTTTTCTTGTTTCATTATCCCTCAGCTTGACGTCACTGCTTCTGCTGTACCATCTTTTCATAATATGTCTCCTAAATCTCAGTTTAATCAAACCTCTTATCGTACTTTTTATCTTCGATAAGGTCTACATCTGTATAATTATCAAGACATTTTTCATAACTTCCCTCTTGCTTTGTTATACAAGAATATGTTTCATACGGATTCGGAAGGTTATGCTTTTTACAACAATCGTAACAAATCACAAAACTTCTAGTTTTTTCTCTATTTCCATACGGTTCATTATCTGTATGATACCTTGCAAAATTTTGAAAAGGTGTCATAGACAATAGTGTTGCTGTTCTATCGCAATCCTTACCACAAAAATCACATATAGCATGAATCATATAATCACCTCACTAAATTTTTATTTTACCAAAGAATCAAGCTTTGATTATCGTCAAACGAATAATCTGTTATACCATGAGTAAATCTATCTTCATCAATAAAGTAAACTTCTGAATTATCATTGTTCTCTTTCAGTTGACCACTTTCTACCAATTCTTTTAAAAATTCATAGAGAGCATATGCTCCTGTTACATTCTCCATAATTTCAATTCTCCTTTAATTCTTATTTCAGTTTATATGATGTTTCATAAACCTAAAATGCCAACACAAAATAGATATATCTAATTCCTTTTCTATGTCTGTTCTGTAATAACACTTTTCAATCCTTATTCCAAAAGGAATAACCCACCAATACGGTGTAAATTCAACCCTTGCATATCTCCACATTATATAACCTCGCTATTCTAATGTAGTTCTAATGTAACATCTTCGTTTTTATACACGGCTTGTGCAGTATTATCTTCGTACAATAATTCGTATGCTCCACCTTTATCAGCTACACCAATAACATCATTTCGTACCAAGATGATATCATCATTCTTTTTCACTTCAACTTTCATTTTTACCTCCATAATCTCAGTTTAACTCTGTATTTGATACAATCTCTTTGACTTTTTTCTCATAAAATTCTTCTGAAATATACTCTTTTATACTAGGAAATTTACTATCTGTTAAAACCGCATACGCTTCCGCCCAAGACAGACCTCCTCTTTCTGCCAACCTGTCTAATGTCTGTCCGCAGTGGTTTTTTAATGCCTGTTCCTCATGCGGTTTAATAACATCGTAAGGAATATATTCCTTACCCTTATTCTTCATAATCGGAAATTCTTTCATCTTGTACCTCCACTAAACTCTCATTTACTCTGTTTCCACTAAGTTATTCTTTTATTAATCGTTCACGAACCATTCTGTTTAAATTCTCAGTTTAACAAGCTAATGTCTTATGGTCTCTTAATACCGGCATTGCTATTTTCTTATGGCACCTGGGGCATGGTACTGGAATTAGGTTTCTCCCTTCAAATTGCCAACCAATTCCTACTGCAAAATGAAAGTTGCAATCCGGACATTTGGTAACAACATCAGCACCTTGCATCCAAAAATACCTTTCACATTTTTCTTTTTTAGTCATATCATTTCTCCTAAATTTCTTATAAACGATGTGATTGTTTGGTCTTCATTTAACGTTCCATTCGTATGAATGTACTTATCTGCTCCCTCTGCTAAAGCACTCTCTCCTGTGATCTCCTGCAACCGTTCCAACCTAACATTTGTAACATTAAGCCAGATACGCGCAGCTTCTTTCGGCATATGAATTGATGGTTTCCAACGCAATCCTTTTGGCATCCACGATTTATCGTCTGCCTTATACCAAAAAATGTGCAACGCCGCCTGAATAAATGTTTCCCGGACATACAGGATATCTCCCGTCTGATATGGTGGTTGATATGCGGTGCTAATCAATTCCACATCCGTCATATCACAGTACGGTTTAAACATGAATTCTATGACGAATCCACTAATTACCTCTTGTCCAACCCTGTATATGTACAGGATCAAACGCTTGCATGCACTTGGGACACATTGGAAACAAACCATTACGATACTTACTTTCCATATCCCTAAAGACTTTATTCCTTCTCATTCTTTGAAATTCCTCGTCTGCCAACTTAGCATAACTCTGTGCCTTAGATAACATTCGTTGTTGCGTTTTCTCAATCTCTTCATACCTTCCTGCCAAGGATACAAGCGCATCAAATTCGTTCACGATAGCTCCGCAATCTTGGCAAGTAACTATCCGGTTCGTAGTATCTACTTCATAATGTGCCGGATTGCATTTGCAAATTTTATCTCTAGAACGATTAATTCTAACAATATCGAATGATACTATGTTATTCTCCATGAGCATTCTCCCCAAAATTCTAATATTTCAGTTTAGTTTTCTTCTTTTGGCTTCTTACACCGTTCAAATTCGATAACCCAAACCCACGGATTCGCATCCCAGCCGTAGCGGTCAATGTCGGATTTCTTGATGGTGGAGTTCCAAAGTTTTTCCCATTCCATCATTACTTCATCACATTGACTGCATTGTTCTTCTGTCCCATAACAGCACTGCGAACCGCTTTCTCCGTATGTATTAAGACAATCCCAACAATCAGGATAAGCTCCCTCTTTTATCACATCAACCGGCTTCATCTCCTGCAACCATTCCACTCTCACATCCGTAACATTAAGCCAGATACGTGCCGCTTCTTTTGGCATGTGAATGGATGGTTTCCACTTTGTAACATCGGCAATGTCATTTCTTTGCCAATCTTCGTAGTAATAGTATCCGTTCGGTGCCTTTTTCCATGTTTCCCGGACATACAGGATATCGCCCGGCTCGCAAGGCAACTTAAAAAATTTCTCTCCATACCCATCTGCAAATGTACCTCTACACGATATGTACCCTTTAGGTGTAAAAGCGGTATATCCCCATACTGCATCATCAGGAATAAAGCCTTTTACAATTCTTCTCGTTGCATCTTTTCTCCAATCCAGAATTGCCCGAACCATTTCCGTATTAAATAATATAGGCTTTATGCTCATTCTTTATCACTCCTTAAATCCTTATTCATTAATCATTGTTACGTCCGTATATGCGACTCCGTATTTATGTCCATCTTTTGTTGTGATTACAATAGAGCCAGTTCCGCACGTATAATAATCTACAGCCACAGTTATTACTTCACCATCAGCTTTTTTAATAATTGCTTTATTAAAATATTGATCATCAATGATTTTGTTATTCCCACATCCCGTTAATAACATATTTACTGCTATAATGGTAATGATTAATCTTTCTTTCATCCTATTACCTCTATTCTTAATTTTTATTTATGCGAATCTCAACTGTGGCTTGCTATCGTCAATTTTCAGATTTGGTTGCCTTGCTGCTATGCACATTTCTGGAAGATTGGCTCTTACCAGTGCCACCGGTAAAGGTGGACATACTGCATTCCCGCACCTTCTCACCTGCTCACTTCTCGGATATACCTTTCCTGTATAATCGTTATCTATTATGTAATCAGGCGGGAATCCTTGGCAGCCATACAATTCCTTTGGTTCTAACATCCGTAGCCCAATATCAACAATCTGATAATCTACACCTTCTATCGTAACAAGTCCAAATCGGTCATGTGCAGTTACCGTATCGAGTGGCTCCTTTATATTCTGTCCTGTTCCTTGACCATAATATTTAATCAAAAATGCTCTTACTTCTCCGAAATGACCGGCAGATGTAGTAATTGTATGTAATGGTTCTCTTTCGTCCTGTCCTATTCCTGTTTTATAGAACTTGCTCAAAAACGATGTAACCAATCCGTATCTATTTGAGCTATCCACTGTCATAATAGGTTCATTTATTTTCTGTCCTCTGACCTCATCTTTAGCAGTCTCTGAATGGTACTGAATAAGAGTAGGTGCTACAATACCATAACCATTCTTCCCTGTAATGGTCGGTATAGGCTCTCTTATGTCGTTTGGTCTACGCTCTCCACCATGATTACACTGGATGATGAATGGATCTGGATTATCAATCACAAATTTCTTTAATCCTCTGGCAATTCTGTCCATTGTCTTTGATGCAAGTGGTCTTACTGCTCTAATACCGTACTTTTCCTTGATTTCTTCCGATGTATCAAAGATGCTGGGACATGGAAGTGAAAAATCAAGCTGTGTATACGCTCCTACATATGCCTTTAACAATCCGGCTTTCACTTCTTCACTGTCTGCCGGTGCATGTGTTGGTTTAGGCCATATAATAGGCTTTCCGTCACATCTTGCTACCATGAAAAAACGTTTTCTCATGGTAGGGGCACCATAATCTGCTGCCACAAGCTCATGAAACTCTACCACATATCCCAAATTCGTCAACTGCTGTACAAACTTTTCAAAGGTCTTACCCTGTTTTGATTTTATTGGATGATGCCTTCTGTTCAAAGAACCCCATGTCTTAAACTCTTCTACATTTTCCAACATAATTACTCTTGGTCGTACCAATCCAGCCCATCTGCATGCTACCCACGCAAGGCCACGGATAAATTTGTCCTTGGGCTTTCCACCCTTGGCCTTTGAAAAATGCTTACAATCTGGTGAGAACCATGCCAACCCTACAGGATGCCCATTACATGCTGCCACTGGATCCACTTGCCATACATCTTCACAATAATGTTTTGTGTTTGGATGATTGGTCTTATGCATCCGTATAGCCTCAGGGTCATGGTTGATTGCAATATCCACGCTGTAGCCTGTTGCCATTTCTATCCCTGTGGAAGCTCCACCTCCACCTGCAAAGTTATCAACTATCAATTCACCATTAATCATTGCATATATCCCCTCTCATCTCTCATGCTCCGGTACATGCCTGTATGATTCAGGCAATGGCATCCACGCATTTACATACAAATCATTCTCGATGAATGTCTCATCTACGTCACCTATACGGAATGTACCACTATCATCATCGTCAACCGTATACCTTCCGATCATCGGTATGCTGAAGTTCTCAAATGATACCAGAATGTGCTCATCCGGATCTGGAAGGGCTTCTTCTATTGGAATCCATCCTTTATACTGTCTCATGGCTTCCGTAAGCTGATTTAAGTCTTCCTCTGTCTCACACTCAATTGTGGCATACGGTTCCTTGTATTCCACAAATGCCCCATCTTTGTTGCGTACATACAATTTTGTATCTAAATCTCCCATAGCATCACCCCTCCTAATATTCACTTTCGCACACTGACTCTACCACCAATAAAACCAGCCATACCAATACTGCTGCCACTACTTTCCATTTATCCATAAATCCTCCTATCCGGCTGCGTCCAAATACAACCGCACCACATGTCCTAATCAGATTGTTCTTGCACTTTCCATATCCGCAGGGTCTTCCGGTGTATCTCCATCCAGTTCTATCCAGATGCCCTTATTCTCATACAGGTCCTGTCTCAACCACATTACAATCTGTGCTTCCTGCATATCCGCATAACGTACACAGCCTATTACCCTATTAAGACGCTTCTTCCCATATCCTTTGCATGTTATAAGATACTCACAGGCAAGCAGACTATAATCAACAGATGTTTTTGTATTATAATAAGCAAGGTCATTGATTGCCTGATCTACTGCATTCTTACATTTCTTGTCCCGATTTATACAATTACGTAATGTCCAGTCCACCCTGTCCCCGAGCATTTCCCTGATCTCTTCCCTGCGTTCTTCTGGGAGATCAGTTACATCATGGGAATTGACATATTGCAGTAGCTTAGCAATCTCATTAGCACTCCATTTTTCCTCTTTCCATAAGACACTGCTCCACTCTACCCCCATACGCCAGTATGAAACTTTCTTATTTAGCTCCGTTCCGTCACGTTCTTCCTTCTTTAAAGCTGCATATGTCCTCATATGGGCAAGCAGCTCTGCTTTACTTCTCTGTTTTTTCATTCCTGCTCCTTCCTGCTGCCTTATAAGAAATCAAATAAGGTCGGCATTGTTCTCTCAGCTTCTGCTGCCTGCAAGTAACCCACACCATCACGGAAGTAATCCGGATTCAGTTCTATTCCATAGCCACGGCGCTTCATCTTAACTGCTGTCATCGGTACTGTCATCAGGCCACCAAAAGGATCAAACACCAGATCACCCTCATTGCTGTATCTATTAATGATTCTTTCTACAATATCCAGCTGTAAAGGACACACATGCATCTGCTGCCGCCGTCTGCTCTGCGTTGTATTCAGCGTGCGCATGCGATTTATATCATCCCAGACCTCATCCATATTCCAGCTCCCCGGCGCTACTACCATGAATGTGGCCGGAAGCTTTCCGTTCATATCCAGCTGCTTGGCAAGCCTCACATGATCTTCATATTTATACACCGTATCCCTGCTGAATTCCCTGTATACTGCCTGCAGGTTATCTACCGGGATATGCTCCAGCTCCTCTTTGCTTACAAGCCTGTCACCGGAGCTGCGCCAGTATGCATGCGCATCTATCTGCCACTGCGCCCTGGTATATTCATCTTTGCTCTTGGTCACAGGATCATCTGCATATGCTGTACTCCTGTCTGTCGGAAGCTTCCTGAACAGTAAAATGTACTCCGGACACCCTACGCCCATCTTAGAGCCATCCTTGCACTGTTCCGTCCACCCGAGGCGGTATGTCTGGTTGTTCTCCCTCACCACGTCCGTAACTACCGTGATCATCCCGAAATACTGGAATCCATGCTTCATGTAATGTTCAATACACAGCGCATGGAACGGCTCTATGGTTGGCATTCCTGTTCCTGTAGCATTTCCAAACAGTACACGATCCTTTACATGGATTGCTGCCACTCTTCCCGGTTTCAGCACCCTGAACAGCTCCGGTGTCAAGAAGTCCATTTGTTCAAAAAACTTCTCTGTATTCTGGTTATGCCCGAAATCGTTATAATTTGCAGAATACTCATAATGATTACCAAATGGGATAGAGGTATGTATCAGGTCTACACTGTTCTCTTCCATTCTTCTCGTCTCTTCTACGCAGTCATCATGGACTGCTATATAATATTTACCTTCTACCTTCACTGTTTCCACTCCCATCTTCCGCTCCAGTCTCTTCGTTTTACAGGCTGAATTAAGACCATACTTTTTCACGATCTCGACCATCCGGTTGACCATGTAATCATGATTCTTCCACTTTTCCAGAAGAGCTTCCTTGATCTGCCGCTCATTCTCCATATAGATGATATCTACCACTACCTGTTCCTTTTGCAGGAATCTGTAACATCTATGGATTGCCTGGATAAAATCATTGAATTCAAAATCTATCCCCAGGAATATCTCCCTGTGGCAATACCGTTGAAAATTACACCCGGAACCGGACAGCTCTTTCTTCGTGGCAAATAACCTTGTACGTCCCTCTGAGAAATCTATGACACGTTTCTCCCTGATGTCATAATCCTGTGAGCCATATATATCCACTACCTCCGGCATTGCTTTCTTGATCGCATGACGTTCATTTTCCAGATCATGCCATAGCAGGAAATGATCATCCGGTGATGCATCTACAATCTCTTTCATCTTGGCAACCCTTGCATCTATGCTGTTGCGCTTTATATCTGCTGCCTCTTTCAATCCTGTTGCTGCCTGTTCAAACAACTGCATCTGACCATCTTTCCTGACTGCATCACCATAATGGATAGGAAGCTCATGCCAGTTGACCTGAAGCTCAGGCAGTACATAGCCTTCATCTGAATAATCCTGATTGAGGTCTGATGGCTTCGTGATGAATAGAGCCCAGCTGCTTATCCATAGCCAGAATTCATCTTCCATATTCGGATATAATGTCAGGTTATTTGCCTTAGTGGAATCACGCTGGAAGAACCGTGTCAGCGCCTGTCCTGTGTCCATTACTTCCAGATATCCGGCATAATGAATCAGTTCCTTGTACCGGTTCGGTGATGGTGTTGCCGTTGCAACCAGCTTATACTTCACCCCCTTGAACTTATCAAGGAATGTCTGATATGTCTTGCTGCCAAAAGACCTAAGTACACTCGCCTCATCCAGTGAAGTTGCTACAAAGTGGACAGGATCGATATCGCCATCTCTGACTCTTTCATAGTTAGTAATGATAATCTGCGCATCATAGTGCAGCTGTACCTCTTCCATCGTCCTGCAATATACTGGCCGTTCATATCCCAGCACTTCAACTGCGTCCCTTGTAAATTCCTGTTTTACTCCAAGCGGAAGTACAATAAGGGCTTGTCCGTTTTCATGTTCTGCTGCCAGATGACAGAATTCTATCTCCTGCACTGTCTTTCCAAGTCCAAAAGATTCAAATAATGCTCTGCGTCCACCCCTGAGCGCCCACATGACCGCATCTGCCTGATGTGGCTTCAATGCCTTATTTATCTTCTCTCTATCTACTTCAAATCCGCTGTCTACTGCCAGCTCTATCTTACTTTCCAGAAATTCCCTGTATGTCACTACTTACTACCTTTCCTCTCTCTATACTGCTTCCACATATTCATGGAAGATTTTCTCTGTATACTGTGGACTCATATATGTATAATGCTTGCCTGTCACGTTCCTTGGCGCATGCCCAAGGTATTCGCCGGCAGCATCTATGCTTCCTCCACGCTTAACAATATTGGTTGCCGTAGTCTTACGGAACAGATGTGGATATATCCTCTTCTCTATCCCTGCTCTCTGTGCAATCAATTTTATAACCGCATAAATTCCCCTATCCTCCAGCGTCCTTGTGATATCCCCTTTCAAATGCGTGAACAATGGTAATTCTGATGTTTCTGTTACATTACGCTCTGACATGTACTGCCTTATATAGAATATTGCTACCTTGTCCAGAAAGACCGTGCGATAACGGTTTGTCTTATGGCCATAGACTACTATCTTCCCTGTTGCAAAATCTATGTCAGATATCTTGACCTGCGGTATTTCACCCCTGCGCATCGCTGTACATCTCATGAATTCCATCAATGCCCTTGATCTTGCATCCCAACACCCCTTTTTAAGTAGTTCCCAGTCAGTTGCTTCCAGATGATCAATCGGTTTCTCATCCTGCTTATATGCTTCGATAGCATCACATGGATTCTCACTTATCAGTTTTACTTTTCTCATCCATGTGAAAAAAGCGGATAAATTTCTCCTGTTATTGTTCAATGAAACATTATTGTTATCCATTTTCTGTTTCTGGAATAAATAACATTCCACATCTGCTTCTTCTGCTTTCGTTATTGGTTTATCTATAAAAGTCATGAATTCCCTCACTGTACGCAGATATGCCTCAACCGTTTTCGGTTTAAGTTTACAGGCCTTACGTGCCATGAACATTTCAAGAATATAGCTGTTTGTATTGTCTATGTTTGCCGGAAGTGTCTCCTGCTCCTGAATGTCCATATTTCTACATGCCTGCACTATTACCTGCTCAAGGATTCCCAATGTCAAAGCATCAAGATACATCCTCATACCGATAATCACGTCATTTTTCAATTTTTCCTTCGCATTCATCCTGTCATTCCTCCTGCTGCCTACCCTATTAATTATTCATACTTGCATGAGGATAACTGAATGTGTTATACTATCCACATGCATAAAGCTAGAGATAGAAGAACTTTGGTCGGGGACTCTATCTCTCTTTTTTTATTCTTTTAACTCTGAACCTCCTTGATGTGCTTCAATGCGGAACCATGTATCTTGAATACCTTATCTTTGTATTTATCCATATTCTCGTAGTAATCCCACCTGCTGCCAAATTCCAACTTATGGATATCTGACCAGTCCAGGCACTGAAAATACCGCATCTTGATTATTTTTCGCTCCGCCGGATATTGCAGTTTTTCCAGAACGGATTCTATCTCTACATACTCCCTGTCAATTATTTCTCGCAGTTCCTTTATCTTTCGCTCTGTTTCCACCTTCTCCAAAGTACTGTAAAAGGCATTATCTCCTGATGCACTTCCATGCGGCATACCGTCCATATTGATTCCCCTCAACTGAGAATCCTTAATCAGCATGTCATACCGATCAATCTCGTTTTTCAGATCTTCACGGCGCTGCAAGTGTCTTTTCAGATATATCTTGTCTATCATACTACCCTTCCTGCCCTCCTTTTCCCTGCCTGCAATAACAGGCAGGCTACACAACGGCTTCTGTGATATATATTCCTAAAGAGGTCAAAAGGCTTGATTACATGAATGTTCAAATTCATAACTATTCTCCTCCCTGCTGCCACTAAACCCTATACAATGCAAACATATTCCCCGTAGTGCATTCCAGCCTCACTTGCGAGCTTTGCAATATCATCAATGCTCAGCTTATGTTGTTTCTTCCCTTGTTTTGCTTTTGGCGGACGTGGAATCTTGCCAAGGAGCTCACATTTCCACTCCTGGTCAAGCAGGCAATTACAATGAATCGCTAAATTTACTGCATCCGGGTCTATTCCCATACGCTCCAGTTCCGCCCTTGTTCCAGTTCCGCCCTTGTTCCAGTTATCACCTCTCCAGTAAGCTCCGATGTCAACCTGTACTGATTAACCAGCATTCTTCTCACCCCTTTCTACCATCTGTTCTATCTCTTTTTTCAAATCATCCGTATATTCATGATGTGTATAATATTCGGATTGTATATCATGCATCCTGCTCAGTTCCTCTATCCGCTTCCATTTGTCAGCATCCTGTATCTTGCCTGTACGTACATGGCAAAAATCACGTGAGTACCAGGAATCCAACTGACTCTTCCTGTACATATTGGATATGTATATGGAATCCATGTACACGGTAAGATCACAGGGCATTGTCAATCTGCTGAGTGCATCTTCCAATGCAGTCAATATGATGCTGTTCTGCGTAATTTCTCCAGTCATTCCATAGCCGGTTCTTTTTTCCAGTTCTCCATTCTGCTTCTGGAAGGTCAGCATATATCCATATGCTCCCTGTTTTGTCCTAACTCCTATACGGACATTATGGGTTATATAGATATCCACTTTTTTCTTTTGTTTTTCCATCTTACGACACCCTCCCTCTCTCAATGTTTATCAGCATTACAGGACTTATCCACACCCTTTCCCCTGCTGCCGGACTCCTGATTGTATAAACCCCGTATTTTTTGATACCAAAAATCTATATGAAATACTCCGAACACCGCATATGCATTGAGTAATGCGGAGTTATCCACAATGTCATGGTTCGTGCCCTTTCAGATGCATCATGAGCTCTATGCTCCATGCACCTATATATTCATTCCACTCATATATGCATTTTGTCAGCTCATACCCCTTATACTTCTGCTCGAAATATAACTTTGCGCCTTCGCTGTCCGGCGCATACTTCTGGATTATCTGTAGCACCTTTTTCCTACTATAGGCAGTATCAGATGGCGGTGTATACCACGGCTTTTTCAATCCTTTTGATTGCTTCCAATGCCTTGACCCTTTTCCACTTTCCTCATTCACCAAAGAATCCATTGAAATTCCAGCTTCCAGATCTTCCAGGGATATCTGCCCTTCTGTAACCGCTCTCTTGCGCATCTCCTTTGTAATGTAGATAGAAAGTCCTTCTATGCCGTCCTTAGTAAACCTCAGGCGATCACAATTGACATACCCCAATAGTTCTCTTTCCTTTTTCCCTTTACGCTTCCGATCACACCACAGGGATTCCATCTCATCACGATCCAGCCCGCCGGATATCAGCAGATGATGATGTACCCTGCCTTGCTTACTGCCATATTCTGTAACACATATATACTCCGCCTTGGTAAGCCCTGCCTTGGCTCTCCTGCGATTAACTCTGTCTATGTAATTCTGAAGCATTCTATCCACTTCTTTTTTAGTCTTAGGAAGAAACTTGTCCGAGTAAGTCAAATCCACCCTGCAATCCTTAGATGTGAAGTTAGTCTTTATGAGCTGAAACAAATACCGAATTGCTTTCTTATCATTGAACCGCTTCTGTCTGGGAACTGTTACCTCTATCTTTCTTCTCCTTGGACTTGGTATTTCTTCAGATTCTGTATTGGGATAAATACTGATCTCAATGTATGGGGCTTTTCTGCCATACGGTCCACACCGTATTACTTTCTCTTTTACTGCCCCCTTCTTCTCTTTCTGCCTTCTCATGTTCCCCTTATGGACAGTCTGGGAATCTTACATTATTATTAAATACTTCTAAAGATATTACATTTATACGAGCCCTAAAAGCCTTGATTTTTCAGCTTTTTCTTTGATTTTTGCTTGCATTATTCTGTTGGTATGTTATAATAATGGTAAGTTCTTTTTAATTAAATTTAGGCCCATTTTTTGAAGCTCTTGCACAGCCAATGCAGAGCTTTTTTTCTGCCCATTTTCCTTTCTGTAATCCTGTGTAATCATGCCCCGCGTGCAGCACGCAGGTTGGGAGTCCTGCGCACTTTAAGTTAAAGGGGAAAATGCAGCGCCCGTCACGTTGTGCGCTGCACGCAGGGCATGATCTTCTTTATACTGATTCGAAGAAGAAGCTCCACAGCTTTTGCTCTGCGCCATTGTCATTGATGAAAGTTATGTCTCCGACATCTCCCGGCTCCGGCCTGTCCAGTACATCATAGACTTTGCCTCGTGTGACTCCTGTCACCTGTTCCGCAATCCTGCTGCCATTAAAATAATCATCTAAATCAGGCGATTCTGACAGCCTCATCTTTGCAATAACTCTCTTATTCATGTAATCACCTATTCCATATCTAATCTGACATCTAATAGATTCGCATAAGCTTCTACCAGCTCTGGTAACTCTTCTGGGCGATGCTTCTCATCCAGAATTATGTTACGAATATGTAACAATATCTGATCTGCATCATTCTTACGATTCTGTAATTTTGCTTTTTCCTTTGACAGGAACATTATTGTCACCTCCTTCTCGCTTCTCAATATTATGTAATCTTGCATCTGTACTACATAACTTCTATACTATATCTACAGGTTTCAATCCACCGAGTACGACAGAAAGGAGTGTTTCACTATGGACTATTTTTCAACGGACTATCCAACAATTGATATCAGAGACTACAATCTCGCTGATTGGAAGTATGAAAAAATTATTGAGCAAATACATAATTTTGAAGAGCAACTCGATGATGAACATGAGGTGTCAATTTTATTAACATCATTTGGTACAGCAGTAACTATGAACGTTACCAATATTGGTTATCAAAACCCTGATTTGCTTTATTTTCATGGTTTTGTAAATGGCAAACTTTCCACTTTAGTTCAATATGCTAGCCAGCTTAACTTTTTAATTACTTCCATAGAACGACCAGATAAAACAAAACCTGTTCGACGCATTGGTTTCCAAACTTCTAAAGATTAATTCCATGTAGTTTCTCCATGTTTTGTCATCCGTTGCTGTAATAATTTAGATGTTACCTCGTCTACAATTTTTTGTGGCTGACTTTGAACTTTCCTTTCAAGGTCAGCTACTCTTTTTTCAAGATTTTCCCATTTCTTTTTTGATATCCACATTGTTGTCACCTCCTACCACCATTCAGGTACCGGCTTATCCAAATTCTTGTAATGCCACCAGTGCCCGCTGTTGTACATAACGCATAAGTTACCGTCCTCATCCTGCCATACTTTTTTAATTCTTCCTTCTCGCCAGTTGCTTACCACTGCTTTATGTTTTTTCATGGCCAACTCTGCCATCTGCATTAATTCAGATTGCGCCATCCGAACACCTACTTTCCTATACAAATTATCATGTTTAACATCGTTAAACTTTCTAGGTAAAAAAATATACTCCATATTCTTCTGGCGAAATATCTAAAAGTTTTGACCATAAGCAAATATCTGCCTGTGAGATTCCAGTTTTACATTTCATTTTTTTTGATAATGAAGTTTCTGAAATGCCGATTTCTTTTGAGAACTTTTCCTGTGTTCCAAACTTTTCGATAATTCTTCCCCTCAGTTTTTTATACTCATACAATCTTTTCACCTCCGTTTCTGTTTGTAGTTTAACACCGTTTAACTTTCTTGTCAACGTTTTTGTTAAACATTATTTAACTTTTTATTTGACTGTTTAACTCCTATATGTTACTATATAAGCACAAACACGGAGGTGGATTATGAAACATGAAATAACATCTAAAAGATTACAAATAGCAATGTCCAGATCTAGTATAACAGCACAAGAGCTTTCCAATAAAAGTGGTGTTGCAAAAGCTTCTATTAGTCAATATGTAAATGGGTCGCATAAACCATCAAACATAAGTAGCGGAAAAATGGCATCTATTCTTGATGTAAATCCTCTCTGGTTGATGGGATTTGATGTTTCAATGGAAAATAGTACACCTGAAGATTCAAACATTCCTAAAATAATGCGCTATTTCAATTCATTAAATGATATAGGAAAGCACGAAGCAGAAAAGCGTGTAGAGGAGCTTACATATATTCCTCAATATAGCATAAAGGTACAGGCAGCACATAATGATTTTGAAAATGTTCCTGGAGAACAGGAAAAAATGCAGGCAGACTTGAATACTCTTAAAAGACCTGAATAAGAGCATACATACAGTTCTGTATAGAGAGGTGGGATATTTTGGTATACGACAATTTATTAGATGAAGCAGACAAAGAAAATATATATGTAATAGAGAATGCGAAATTTCAGTCAAAGGCAAGTGGACTTATCAATAATGATGTAATCGGTATAAATAAAAATGTCCGTTCCTCTGCTCAACGTTCCTGCATCCTTGCTGAAGAACTTGGACATTACCACACTTCTTCCGGTAACATATTAGACCAGTCCTCTGTTACAAACCGTAAACAGGAGCTACACGCAAGAGCATGGGCTTATAATCGCCTGATCGGATTGTATGGGATTATCAATGCTTACAGATCAGGATGCAGAAATGGTTATGAGATAGCGGAGCATCTTAATATCACTGAGGAATTTCTGGCAGAAGCTCTTCAATATTATAGAAATAAATATGGTTTATGCACTACTGTTGACAATTACGTTATTTATTTCGAACCTGCACTGGGTATTTTTGAACAGATTTAAAATTATAATTATTTCTTTATTATATGTATTCTAAAAACAACCACTATTGATTTATATTGAATAGTGGTTGTTTTTTACAAAAATATATCATGTTATGTTTACAATGTATGTACTTTTTTAGCAATTTATTCTACAATAATTTTGTTTATTACGTTTTTACAGTAAATTCTATATTTTAAGAAAGAGGTGTTTCTCTATGTTTCTACTATTAATTCTTGTCATATTACTGATTTTTTGTATTGTTATGTTTGTTATTACCTCTCAAAATAAGAGTAAAGGACATCAAAAGCTATCACAGCAGATCAGTCAACGCCATGCCTCATTGTATGCTGTTTGCCCGCATGTCCAAGGACTTCCTATTCCAGAAAATACATTATGTACTATTTATTCTGTTCCTGGCAGATATGAAATCACGGCTTCTGGAAATAACTTTAATCTTGAGAAAAATAAAATAACTGACATGTGTATCAAGACTGACTTTGAAATAGTAAGCCAACAAGTTTCTAGTATTGGTGGTGCAATTGGTGGTGCTGTGCTTTTTGGTCCTTTAGGTGCCGTTATCGGTGGTCGAGCAAAGGAGAAAAAATCTAAAAAAATGTACCAATATCTCATCATTACATATGAATCCAATGGTGAAATTAAATATATTGGTTTTGATGCTACAGCCAATTCACAGGCATCTGCATTGGTCAAAGAATTTAATGCCAACAATATACATCATTCTACCACGATCAATTTATAAATATGCTTTAAGGGGGATATTCTCATGTCATTACTTGATATTTTTCATATTTCTAAAATCAAAGAGGAAAACGAAACATTAAAGAGTCTTATGACTCCAGAATTGCAAGATGCCGTAAATCTTACTAACCACATCAAAGAACTACAGAACCAGGAAGCTGCGTTAAATCAGTCAATTTCAGAGAAAAATACTACTCTTCTCTCTTTGGACAATGAAATAGCTGACCTCAAAAAGCTCATTATTTCTTTTAATGATGATATTTCTGTTCAAGATTTTGCTTTATATCAACCAAGATATTCTTTTGCAAATTCTACGCAATATAAAGACCGCTTAGCCCAGATTCGTGATAAGCAGAAAGATATGATCAGAGCAAATGCGGCTGCAACCGGTGATTTTACCCTTCTCTTCAATAATAGCAAAGCGCAGGGGACTAAAGTTGTCAAAGACATGCAGAAACTTCTGATCCGTGCTTTTAACAGTGAATGTGATGAGGTCATCAATAATGTAAAATATAACAACTATGATATGTCTTTCCGTAAGATCACAAATTCAGCTAATCAGATTGCTAAATTAGGTCAAATGCTGAAAATATGTATAACTACGGACTACTATAATCTGAAAATCGAGGAACTTCAGCTTGCCCTTGAATTTCAAATAAAAAAGCAGGAAGAAAAAGAAGAACAACGTCAACTTCGTGCGGAAGAACGTGAGCGTGTTCGATTAGAACGTGAACTGGAAGAACAGCGTAAGAAGATTGAAAAGGAACAATCACATTATCAGAAAGCATTGCTTTCTGTCCTGAAGCAATTAGAAGAGCCGGATAAATCGAACGATGCTGATCTGCTTGCTAAGCGTGCAGAACTGGAAAATCAGCTTGGAGTTATTGATGCAAACTTACAAGAATTAGATTATCGCGAAGCTAACCAGAAAGCCGGCTACGTATATATAATCTCCAATATCGGGTCCTTTGGCAAAGATGTATATAAAATTGGTATGACCAGGCGATTAGAGCCTATGGAAAGAGTTTATGAATTGGGGGATGCATCTGTCCCATTTAATTTTGATGTACATGCCATGATTTTCACGGATGATGCCCCTAAACTTGAAGCTGCATTACATAGAGCATTTGAAGATAGAAAGTTGAATATGGTCAATACCAGAAGAGAATTCTTTAATGTTACCCTTGATGAAATTAAAGAAGTTATTATGAATAATTACGACAAAACTGTTGAATTTGTAGATGTTCCAGACGCTTCACAATATAGAATATCACAGAAAATGAAAAGCCAGATGGCAGGAAATTAAGAATTAGGAGGTTAGTTATATGTCAAAAGAAACTGATTACATAAAACTATGTAAATCTCTCCGCAAGGATTCTCCTTGTATCCTCTGTCAAACAGACAATAAGTATGTTTGCGCACATATATTGGTAAAAGGATATGTGAATAACGACTTAGATAAGTTAAAGAAATTGAAAGCTGATGGTCTGATATTGGCAGATTCTAAACACAATTTTGACCAATCTATTTCTCTCACATCTCTTATAGTTGCAATTCTTACTATAGTTATTTCTATGAAAGAAAGTGATGTCAAAATACTATCTATTGTATCCATACTGTTTCTTGTAATACTATGTGGTTTTCTAATTTGCTTAATCCGTAATATTATAATTGGCATTGTATTCAAATATCACTATTATATAGACCTTGCCATTGAAGAATTAGAAAAAGAACTAACATCATCATAAAGGAGGCTTACTATGATCAATCATAATAACAAATATAGCAGGGAAGAGATAAAACAAAAGGTGCGTGCTTTTTTTCATTCTACAGCATTTAGTAATATTATTGCAATTATGAGCTTTATTGCAGCAGTTTATTTTGGAATGAAAGCTAATTCTGCCATTCAGCAGGTTAATGAAATTCAAGAAATAATAGATAACTTAAATATAACCAGCTACTCTCAAAATGCTCAGAATGCTCAAACCATTAATAATAATGGTTCAAACTATGACGATATAAAAGCTATTTCCAATGATGAATTCTCGGATAAGATGGATAGATTATACGAAACCTTTGATATTATCCAAAAAGTTTCTGATAACCCTAATCTACATTTTTCTTTAGTTTGGTATGGTACTCAAGAGGAACTGGATAATACAGATAAATCCACATTTCCTCCCCATGTAGAGTTTTTTATTACTTCAGAATAGATACCTCTTTTCTGATTTTCTTGTAAAATTCGTGCCACAGTGCTATACTTCAATTGTCGAGAAAGAAATATACCAGCCAAACTGTAGCATTGCTTTTGGTCGGAGCCAAGTAAAAAAAGATTCCCTGTCACGACTCAGGGAACTTTTTTATTTTTCTATACTTTACAATTTATTTCAATCGTTTGTGCTACAAAATAGGTACAATGCTCTACATATTAGATACTATCAACTACACCTTAGATACAAATAGATACATCTTAGCTACGCTGATCTATATACATATATGTGGAAGTGACGATATTCCTTCTGCAATTTTTGACAAAAGCGGTTGCAACTTTTCTACGTTTTCTTTAATCTTTACTGCACCTTCAATGGCCATTGGCATCTTCACAACAAATTTAGTTATATTGTCCCATGCTTTTTTTATCCTGGTCTTATTAGGTTGTTCGGCTTCTGCCTGTTCTGTAATTACTTCAATATCATCCATGATTAATTCTTTTTCTTCTGGATCAATCTGCTGTTGGCTCTCAAACAACTGCTTTAATTCTTTCAACAAATCTTTTACATCTGTTCCATTATCATGTGGGCTATTTATGTTGATATCTCTTCCTGCAACATACATATTCCCACTTCCTGTATTTACATTTCCAATGTTGTATGTATTATTATTCATTGTTATATTCACCTCTACATATGTATTGTTGCCAAGCATCTTAAGCGAAGCAATGTTTTTTAAGTCATCTAAATCTATACATTTGCATACATTTTGGCTTTTACCATGTTTTTTTTTTGATTATTACGATAATCCTCATTAATAAAATACTTAGGACATATACATGCTTCATCTATATCAATATAATCATCGCAATCTTTACAATACATTTCTTTTCCTATCACATCGTGATAATCATCTACAATACCCAACTCAGTAAATGATTCTGGACATCGTATCTCATATCGCAATATTAAAGTCCCATTTTGTCTTAATGGATATAATTTTTGAGCAATTTGTTCTAAAGTTAATTCAGGCATCAAAGTCTTTATATGCTCCAAATAAAATGACTTATATTTTGACAGAGCCATGGAGCGAACGATTTCTCTAATTCTATCATCCGTATCATCATATTTAACCATAGTCTATCTCCTTCCTTATTCCTAAACAACCTTATTTCTAATATATGAAATCACATCTTCTGTAACTGATGAAACAAATCGCACACTACTATTATTCAGAGAAAGTCTTAAAGTATACTTCTGTCCGCCTTCGTGTAATGAAAATTCTATAAATGAGCTACTTTCCGTTGTGAAATTTTTTGTTAGCATATGAATTAAAGACTCATCGTAATCCTCTGTTGCCTCATCAGGAATATCAAACTTAAATGTTGCTATATTGGTCAATAATATCATGATTGTTGGAATTCCTTCAAAGTTTAGGCTTAATTTGCTCAAACCATCGACCAACTTATTACCATCACGATCTGTTATATATTGATCAATCAATGAAAACATTTCCGCGAACTCACGCTTATCCTCTTTTTCTAACTGAAAATCCTGTTGTGGTTTCGCAATAATATTAGTTCTAAATCCATTACATAAATCGTTCTTAAATTCTTCAATGTCCTTATATTTATTAGTTAAAGCTATATCTGTTACATTTTCTATAGCCAATTCTTTCTCTACAATATTTCTTATTTTTTATACTATCAGATGCAATCCAATGTCAACATTTTTTCAAAAAAATAAGAAGAGGCACCTGAAATGTTGATACCTCTTCTTACCATAATATTATACTGTATTAAATTTTTCGATGCTTACCTGACCACATTTTCCATCCAGAGTAAGTCCCAGTCTTCGCTGCGCCTCTTCAAATGCTGCCTGACTGTCTGATCCCCATACTCCGTCTATTTTCATAGCATCAGGAATACCTTTCTCGTCCAAAAATAATCCAAAGCGCCATAAATGCCACTGTACATATCTTACATCGTCACCACGCATCAGGTATGTTCCCGCTTTGTAATAGATGATTCTCGTTGGCTTCGGATACGGATTGTCTGCTGCTTTTATAATGCTGTTATCTGCCTGCACTTTATCTAACAATGTATCTTTGCTTACCGGATACACTGGTTTGAAGTATGCCCTGTCCAAATCTATAGTAGATGAGCTTACGCCGTATAAACTACCGTATGCGCTGGATGTGTACTGCCACATATAAGCAGCTCCATCCTTGCCCTTGTTCGCATATTGCCCCATTGCAAGGGAATATTTTGCAAACCACAATGGATAATCTGCAATCAGGGATTTTGTGAATTTACCGGATTTAATATAATCCTGATTGGAATAAATACCAACCTCATAATCTTCATCCAAAATCCCCAGGAATACATTAACCATTGCTGATCGCTGTGCTGGTGTTAATTTACCGGCACGCTTGTCCGAATCATACTCCCAGTCTGCCCATACACCGCAGGTGATCTGGTCCTTATACGGATCAATTACCTTTTGGCACTTTTTTGCGTTGGCTACGGCTCCCTGTGCATTTAAGGCATACATAAACCAATAGACACCGACCATTAATCCTGCTGCCAGTGCTCCATTTATGTACGTTACAAAGTTCTTATCCTGCGTGGTGCCATATCCTGCCCGGATAATTACGATTCTAATACCCGCCGCATACATCTTCTTAAAATCTATCGTCCCCTGCCAATATGAGATATCGCAAGCGAGTACAGCTTTTCCTTCATATTGCAATTTTACCGTTCTCATACGCCGAACTCCTCCGCTTCCTTCTTACGTGCCTCGATTTCTGCAGCGTAGTCCAATTTAAAGGACACCAACTCATCCATCGTTATTTCTGCAAAATTGACTATATCCTCATCTTCCATACCGAATGCAATAGCCTTAATTACTTCCTGTGTTGTCTCTTCACTCATTTTCTTCAACCTCTTTCATATCTGTAGCGTCAATAATATTTCCTGCTGCTCCACTTGCATCCGTGAGTCCCTCACCGATGATGTACGCAATCACAGTAGCTCCTGCCATGATGAGTGCCGTTACCTGAGTTGCGGTGTTTTCTGTGCCCCCTGTAGCAATAATCATCATACTTACAAATGATGCAACTGCTGTCCATAGCTTTCTGCTTGTGAGCTTTCTCACCCAATCAATTTTCTTCATTTTCATTGTCCTCCCTAAAATCCCATCTGTGTAGCCATAAAGCCTAATACGATACCAACTACTGCTGTTACAACATAACCAACTACTTTACGCCACATGTCACCGTCTCGTCCTTCCAGTGTTTCCAAGCGTTTACCCTGTTTTTCCTGTTCCCTTACCATATTGGACATATTTGTGGCTAATCGCTCTACAGAAGCCGCAAGTGTACCTGTCTGCCTTACGTTATCTTCCAGCAGTTCTATCCTGCGGTTCTGTCTGTGATTTTCATCTTCGATTCTGCTCTTGTATTCGTCATACTCTGCACGTGTTATCGGTTCTTCCATGGATTATCCTCCTTCTTATAAAAAGCCGACAGATACATATCTCCTGTCGGCTTTTCCCTTTACTTATTCAGTTTTTTCTGCATCCAGCATCTTCTGTACCTGTGTTCTCCATTTGGACGGTACTTCATCAATTTTCATAATTTCTGCCTTGACTCTCTTGTAATACAACTTTGCCATTATGCTTCACCTCCTTCTAATCTGGACACTCTTTCTGCCAATGCATTATACAATTCACCCAGCTCGGCTACAGCATCCTCTAAACTGCTCTGACCATCCCCAAGCTCTACTACACAGTCTGCAAGATCTTTGTTCGATGGTGTTGCTTCGGCTTCAGCCTGTGCCTTTTCTGCGGCTTCCTTATCAGCTGTAAGCTTTTCCTGGATTTCAGATTCCTTCTCATCATCAAAAATCCATTTATTATTTTCTGCGTCCCAGTAGCACGCATGCGCCATGTTAATGTCTGCATACGGTGGCAGTTCCTCTACCGTAATGTTACCAAGCGTTGTATCTTCCGATTCAACATACCCCTGATAATAGCTTCTGTTTCTGGATTCATCCAGAATTATAATGACCTGATATTTTTTCATGTGATCATCATCCTTTCTTTATAAAAAAATAAGACCTGTATGGTCTTGTTAATGGGTTACTTATTCAGTTGTAAATATTGTTGTATTCTTCACTCCCGCCGGTTCCCTTCCAAAATAGTAATTTAAGTGGTAAAAGCTTAAAAATAGTACATTTTGAAACAGGAGGAAGCGGTAATTATAAAACTGCAAACATCATTTTTGATGTTTCCAATTTTTCAACACTACATTTTGACGGAACTGGTGGAATAGGTAGTGGCGGTTTTGCTGTTTTGGGAGGAAGTGGTGTTAATATACCATATGGCATTAGGCAATGTAGTCTTACTAATTCAGTTACATTGGAATCAATCGGTGATGGTGGATCTAGTAAAAAAGAATATGATATATCTAAGTATTCTTATATAAGACTATATATGAGAGGAACTCCTGAAGGATATGATTATATAAAATACTTTAGTAATATTTCATTTTCATAATGTTTTTTAACATATCATGTTGCTTATTCAATTCCAAATATCATAGTTGCACCATTGTTATGATATCTGCAAGATATATTTACACTATTCTTATCACCAACATTAATTATATATGCAGAACAAGCACCTGCGACGCTTGTTCTGCTACTTCTTTGTTGACCTAATTGTACTGTAGTACCTCTACTGGTAGAACATCCCCAATCTAGTGGATTATCATTATTGGAACCATAGCACATTACTAATAGATATTGACTATATCCAGATACCGACACGTTGGTTATACCACTATCTTGTGCAGATGAATGTAGTTTTTTAAACGAAATTTGTTTACTTAAATTACTATTAGGTTCCGATGTAAACATACTACTCATCCCCTTTCAGCATCTGTTCAACGGTTGACCGCCACATATCCGGTACATTTTCCAGTTTCATTTTTCCGCTTTTTACTCTCTTATAATAGATAACTGCCATGATTATTCCTCCACTCCGCTAAGTTTGTTGACTTGGTTCTGAAGATTGGAGATTGTCTGTGCCATTTCCATTATCGCATTGATAAGATCTTCCTGCGATATCGCAAGCTCCGCTTCTTCTTCCTGTTTCTTTTCCTCTTCTGCTGCCTGGGCTTCCTTCTCATTCTGGTCCTTATAATAGCTGCTTTCATCGAATTGCCATAACTCACCATCCCAGTAGTAATATGGCATTTTGTCTGTAGTGTCTTGCGGTATCTCTTCCAATACGGCATCTTCCTGATCGAGATGGTACTTTTCTCTATGTTTATTGTAGTATTTCTTATTATCCTTAACTACGAAAGTTACACTGTACATTGCTTATACTCCCTTCTTAACTGCGTAAATTGTTGGTATTGTAATCGCTGCTATAGGCTTGGAATTTGCATAAATTCTAATTTTACCAGCCTGTGAATTTACATATGGTGCAAATACTCCATCCTGGATTTCCGCTGGTGCGAAGCATACCTTTGTAGCATGTGCCGCTGTAATTCCAGATAATGTAATATCTGCCTTATATGTATACCCTTCTGCTATAATAGCTGCTTCATTGTCCAACGATGCTGTATAAGTTCCCCACGCCGAAGCTGCTACACTTGTGTTAGTATATATTTTTACTACATCATTGAAAGCATTGTATGTCCTGGTTTCCAAGTCATTCATATTTGTTGCATTAAACATATCACCTACTTGGGACTCTGTTCCTTCCGCTCTTGTCACATCTACCGTCTCTGTCGCTCCCGTTGCAACATTGGTCAATTTTCTTCTTCCGGCATGCTCTACAAGCCTGTCCTTCCATGTCTTTTTATTAAATCCCATACTTAGATCACTCCTATTTCTTCTCCTGTGGCTATTTCTCCACAGTAATCAACATTGCTTATGTTACCAGAGTAAATTACATACACATCATGTAATATTCTCTCGATTGCATTCCATTTCTTGTAATCGTTCAAGGGCTGCTCCGGTACTTCTGGCGTACTGGTATAGATCATATAGTTGTCCCGGATTCTTTGTACATTCTCCCTTATCCTGCAAAAGTCACTTGTCCGTGGCAAGTCTCCTATTTTCCAATCATTTTTTACAGATACTGCAATTCCTATATACTCAGCTATTATTTCGGTATTCCGTTCGACTCGGTTCAAGTCGTTTGCATTTATATAGCCTTTTGCCGTTTTTTGCTCTACGTCCTGTATGGTTCTATCGTAAATAAAATATGGTAATACATACTCTATAGTATCTATGTAATTGGTTCTGTTTCCTGCCTCATCTATAATATCCAGTTCCAACAGATATGTATTCCCTGCACTTTGTTCTGCTTTTGCACTCCATGTCTTTCCATCGGCTTCCTGCTGGAACACTACAGCAACATGATTCACATATCCTGCCACATATACAATATTGCTTGGCAGGACAATATTGATATCCATACTATTCGACCTCCAGTGTGATCACTACGCTGCCTGATACATTTGCGGGATTCGGACTCATTACAACGGACTTTACCGTTGGTACTGTGGTGTCCAGACTGACAGTAAACGTAATCTCTGTCGCCTTGCCTGCTGCATCCATGGCAGTTACCTTTATCGTATTTGTACCCTCTGTAAGCACTACAGCCTGTGTGAATGCCCCAGTATCACCTACCGTTGGGGAATACGTCTTTGAACCATGTACAACCGTTACCGTGACCGGACTGGATGTCGTATCGTTGGTTACTCCTTTTACAATCAGATTGCTTTGGTTTGTAATAAGACCACTTGCCGGTTCACTGATTGTAAGTGTGGGTGGGATTGTATCTACCGTAAATGTTGCTTTTGCCGTTGTTGCTGCATTACCGTCATTATCTGTTGCTGTAATTTCAATCGTTTTTGCGCCATCCTCTAACGCAGATTGCGGCGTATACGTGAAACGATACCCATTCGTGATTGCTGTTTTGCCCATTCCTACAGAACCATCTTTATATGTTGCCCCTGACAGCTTAAGGGCTACCGTTGACAGCTTCACGCCACTTCCACCGGCTTCATCTGTCACATCAAAGATGATTGGGAGCATATTGTTGCTGATGTACGCCCCATTGGACGGCTGTACCAGCTTAATGACCGGCTTTACAGTTTCTTTTACAATTAACCGCAATGCTGATCCTATGGTAGAATCTGTTGCATCCACTGTAGTGACTGTGCCGGCACTGTTCGTGG